CATATAAGCATATGCATCATTATTTACTGGAGTTGTGGCAATTCTATATGGTTCATCAAAACCATTATTAATAACTTCATAACTCCATTGAGCATTAACACATCCTGTAATCAATACTGCTAATACTAAATTAATCACCTTCTTCATTGTTCACTGTTTTTTTCTTCTCTTGCTTGTCCGTAGTGGGCTGAGAACTTTTTGTTTGCTTGTTGTACTTTTCCAATCTCTCCTGGATTCTCTTGTTCAAAAGATTGTAATCTAAAGCTATCTTTTTTTCTCTCATACTCTTTCCATTCAAAAATTTCTAACTCTTTCATTCTAGCAACATCTGCTATAGTCATACCTTCTGGTATTCCTCCATTTGCCTCCATAATTTCTATACAAATTTCCTTCATTCTTCCCATAATTTCAAACTTTTTTCTAAAAATAATTTAATTGTAACTCTTATGTCTCTATGACCAAGAATAGAACCTGCTGCTTTTAGTTTGTTATAAAATCTTCTATCTAAATCTAATTCCACTCTTACAGCCCTACCAACCTTTACATGGTCATTAACTGTACTAAAGTCAAATGGAAACATCTGCGCATATACATAAATATTTTCCTGATATGATTTATCACCATGAAGTTGTCTTACTAGTCTTTTGTTATAGTTAACAACATCTCTGTGCAATCCAATAGTTTTAGCAATTGTATGCTCTGTCATCATGAATCTATATGCAAGAATTCCAATAAGATAACTTCTTTGATCAACAAGAACTCTTTTTCTAGTTTTGGTAATCAAAGGAAGAAGTGCTGTTAACACATCTTCTTTACCATAATCTTCCATACTATACTAAATCTAGTTCTGCTTCCTTTTCCTCTACTTTTTTCTCTTTAGCAACTAATGCTTCTAATGGTAAAAACCTAGTTGCATCATAATACTCATAAGGAAAGGACTTTTTGGACAGTTGGACTTCTTTGAGTACAAGTCCTACTTTACCTGGTTGTAATCCCATATTTATAACAGATACTACAGTGTATACTACACCTTCTTCTATCCATTCTTCCATTGGGATTTTACCGGGTTTATTAGCTGAGTCAATACAAATGACCTTCATATTCTTCAATTTCTGTTTTTAATTCTAGATCTTCTAAGTCATTTTTAATTTCTAACATCTCTAGAAAATTACCAGATTTAACAGAACATTTGCCTCTATTATGAACTGTAATAGCACATTGCTCAGCTTGTGTAGCATCATGATTACAGAACCTTATAAGACAGGCAATAACATATAAAAAGTCATGAACATCATCATTATGCAATACTAACTTATGTGTTTTTACATCTTCCATACTACTAATATAATGAAATATTAAAATCTTTCCAAATAATTTTAGTCTGGTCAAAGTTCTCTAAAGCTTCTTTAACCCATTTTTCATCAACTGTATCCATATAACATAGTATATGCACAATAGCCTTATCATCTGGATTTAACCGGAGTAACCTACCTATTCTCTGTGCTGCTTTCCTCTCATTACCATATGCATGCATAATAATACCTTGTTTAAGATTAGGAATATTCACACCCTCATTTAACTGCAGTACAGTAGAAAGTTTATTAATTTTCCCTTCCTTAAACATAAGTAAATTATTCTCTGACTCTTTATTATTACTATGATAACTATATGGACACAACTTATCAGCCTGTGCTTGAGTATTAGCAAATACAATACACTTGGTGCTAATACTTTCCATTAGCTTTTTAGTATATAATTCTTTACTTGGATACTCCATTAAAGCTTTCATTCTCATAACTCTAAGCATATGGATATTACCAGAACCTACATCCAGTCTTCTAGACCAATATGTATAGTTATCTATTTCAGATGACAGATACTGTTTATTACCAGTCTTGACCGGATACACTTTATTATTAGTTAACTGTAACTGATGTACTACTATCTGGTAGTCATTTAGTATTCCATTCTCCACAGCATCATCTGCTTTAAATGTAAATACTACTGGACAGAATTCATTTACTAATTTACCCTTCTCTGAATAATCTCTCTTAGGTGGAGTACCAGTTAGACCTAGAATTTTACCTCTAAATAACTGGAGAAATCCCCGGTGACTATCCAATAGACTATGCATCTCATCCAAATAGACAGCATCATAATCATTAGGATTGTGTTTGTTCAGACTTAAGTAAGTAGCGAATGTCATTCTACCTAATAAATTTTCTTTACCAAATTTTACAGCATCATCTTTCCAGGACTGGAAGATTGCCTTCTTTGGCGCTACTACAAGACATCTCATCAGTGGAGTAGTATTGAGTTCCATGTGAGTAAGACCAACTAGAGTCTTACCCACACCAGTAGCCAATACTAAAGAACATACTCTCTTTCCATCTGTAGCTAATAGTGCATCTCTTTGTACATCTTCTCTAATCATAATTTCTCAATTTTAAATTTTTTTAATAAAGGTCTGTTTTTTCTTATTGATAGATGTATACTAGATTTACTACAGCCTATATGCTCTGCAACATCTTTTAAACTTTTAAATACTTTTTCTGTGTTTGTAACAATATCTGTCACTTTAATATTTACAAATTCAAATCTTGGATTACTATTGTCACATGCAGTACCTGGTTTTATAAGATAGTAATCTTTATACCTACCTCTTCTGCTCTTAACAACAATAGATATACTATCAGGAGTCAATCTTGGGTATAGTACTTTAAGATATCTACCAGCATCATTATAAGAATCAAATCTTTTTATAAAGTTGCAATTACAATCATACAAATCAATCTGTTTTCTTTTAGCTTCATTCATAGGATTGACTCTAATACCAGCTTGTATTTTAGCTTTCATAGTATTAGATATTTTCAATCTAGACTCAGGAGATGGTCTATTGTTTATCACTTCTTTTGTTATATTATAAACAGGAAGTAAAGTATCAATATAATATTGTTCCCTTTCTAAAACTACATCTTCAACGCATTCCTCAATTATGAACACCACAAATGAATCAGCACCATATTTATTATAAGCATTTTGTAAAATAGGATTTGCATGGACCTGTCTTATTAGATCAGATTTATGTCTCCTAAGCCTATAATAAATATGAGTGCTGCTTCCAATGTAACACTTATTATTTGTAATATTTTTGATACAATAAATACCACATTTTTTGTATCCAAATCCTTTATCTATATTCATAGTATAAAGATACAAATAATAAATTAATTTTACAAGAATCTTGTCCCTAATAAATAAGAAGTTTTCATTCTATTCTGATTTAAAGGTTAGTAGTCAGGACAGGATTCGAACCTGTAATGGTTGTTAGCGGCTTTGTTGACGGGCGGTACAGCTTCCACACTGCATCTCCCAATACCAATTCTAACTCAGCGTTTACCATTCCGCCACCTGACTTTCCATTCTATTCTGATTTAAAGGTTAATTTTTAAATTGTTCAAACCACTCTTTTTCTGTTAATTTAAAGATGTAACCATATTTACTGTTATAACCTACATTGTTTTCACCTTGTCTAAATGCTTCTCTTAAATCTTCCTCACTATACATTCTTTTAGCTTGGTAATTAGTACTTTTTTGTAATGTTTTTGCTTTTTCTTTTGCATTCATATTATTTATTTTTAATTATTAATTATTTCACCTGTTCCAAGAACTAAACTACATTTTTGTCTACCTTCAGTAGCTTTAATTGCTTCTTCTTGGACTTGATCCTTTGTCATATTTTAGATCTTTTCTGTCTTAATTAAAAGACTGTTTGCATAATGAGTATTCTTAAATGCAGCAATTGCAAGCTTCCCAGCTTCAAGTTTGCCATCTTTGTTAAAATTTTCATAAGCCTTGTTGCCAATCACTTCTGATTTGTCAGCAACATCTTTGATCTGTTTTGTGTTTACCTTACCCATATTCCTTGTTTTTTAAGTTTACGTTTAACTATTAATTGTTTTCTATGAAGCTCAATCATCTCAGGAGTTATATCAGATCTTTTAAGATCTAAATATGGGTGTGATAATAAGCAAACTCTTGAATAGTCATCACTAATGTTAAGTACAGCATTTCTTGCAAATTCTCTAGATCTTGCTTTATATGTTTCTGCATTTCTAAAGTGATGCAGTTTTTTAGCTACTCTCTTGTATTCAATAAGTGAATACTCATTTAGAATAGGATCTTCATACTTATATTTACAAAAACTTGTTTTTGAATGACAGGCCTTACATTGTCCCATGTTTAAGGAATATTTTACACCTTTATATGAACGTTCATATAACATTTCATTTTTTTCACAAAGAGTAATATTACACTTTTTACAAACTGTGTGATTTCTTATTATTCCTGTAGACATAATAATTGGCAGTTTTTCTTCTTGCCATTTTCTTTTATTTTTTTTAATCATATTACATTATTTTAACCATCCCATAGTCCTAGCATTTGCAGGATTAGCATGTATCCAATCATGACAATTCCTACAGACTGCTTTCCAAGTACTCTGAACTAGATAAAAAGCATCTCTATTAGCTCCTGCATAGGTATGGTGAATATCAGTAGCCATATGACTACATCCATTCACCTTTACCTGACACAGGTTATTCACCAATAAATGCTTTTCTCTTAGTTTAAGATACTCTTGATCTTTTTTCTTTCTTTTAGAAGAAACCTGAGGGATTTTATAATCAGTTGGTTTCTGTGAACTGTCATTATTAATGGCTTTTTGGCAACTCCAGCAATATTTACAGTATTTGAATCCCTCATGGTTCTTCCAGATCACAGTCTCTTTCTGACAACCATCACAAGTTTTAAGCTTCATCAAAGTAATTATCTGATATAAATTCTAAATCATTTTCTAATGCAATGATAGAAAGTTCAAATGCAATTTTACTTTCATTATAGTCATCTCCAATAAGGCTATCCTCTAATTCAGGAATTTCTGGTAATTGTTTTACTAATTCTCTCAATTGATTAGTTAAATCATACACTTTCTTTTCAAATTCTTCTTTTGTCATAATTTCTGGTTTTTTAATCTTGGTAGTTGATTTGGGTCCTTATCTAAACTTAAAAAGTTTTTAGGAAGGATCCCTTCTGCTATAAA